GTAGGTTGACCTAAATGTCTGCTTTCCGCTTTCTGTTGAAAGGGTTGCCTCTTCGTCAATCTCAAAACCTTCGATATCCAACGGAATATGAACAATGCGATCAAAGAGCTTCGGACGAAGTACAGAGGCTCTGATGTAGTCTGGTTCAAAAACAAAGCTTCCATACGAGATAAGTCTTAGTAAATCCTTGGCATCGGCGTTAAGAGTAGGATCGTTCAGTAAATCTTGAAGATTTGCCTTGCTGTTTATTTGGAGGTTTTCAATGGTGTTAAGATAGTTGAACACTAGGTCTGTAACACGAGAATCTGTAAAGGTTCCCTGGACATAAGGCTTTAGCAAAAACTCGTCCTCATAAATTCTCATTCCAGTCAACAAGGTAATATACGAGCCAAGAAGATAAGATGATACCTGATTAACAACCAATGCCTGTCGTTCATCGACTGTTAGGAAGGCATATTTTGGATCTCCGTTGATCGAAACAAGGTCGGTTGTTTGTTTAGCAAGCACATTCTGATAGTCTGTGGTTTTAGCTCTTGCCAAAGCCTTTCTAAACTCTTCCAACGGTCGAACGTTCATTATTCCAATATCGATTTCACGTTGATACATACTCAGGTCAAACAGCACTCTTTGTGGCTTGAACACGATGTTGTCAAACCTGGCATCTCTCTTATAGACATTGAAACTTATCACATCAAACTGTTTATCGCGAAATGTCCGCCTGTTGATTTCTTGGATATGTACTCGATCAGACAGTTGCTTCGAGAAGTTAGCCGGAACACCAACCGACAGGATTTTAATCTTCTTATCAGCTAGGTTCTCTGGTAGGAATTTTGCCTGGGAGAAGTAAGACAGAATAGCACTGTGTTCTTCTGGCGTAATAACGTCCGAGATGATAACATTGCTACTGATTGTTCCAAGATCCTCGGAATGGGTTGTAGCTGGAATCTTGTCCTTGATCAAGTCTAGAATATATGCAGCCATTCTAACCTGACTTGGATTCTGTAAAAGCTGCAAATCATCTATTGAGTTCTCGAGCAGGAAATTCTTGAGACTTTGTTGGTTGAAGAATCCTTGAATCTTGTTAGCGCCTTGACTAAGATACTGTCCGATGACAACGAGAATATGTAGAACATTAGAGATCGTTTTATCTTCGTCTTCCAGCTTCGTTCGAATCGAAGATAATCCTGTTCTCAAGGTTCCAAAACGACTTGTCATAAGCAACAGAGGAATACCGGTTGCGAGAATTCCGAACAATCCATTGTTTCCAACGCTCAAGAGACTGTTTGCCTCAATAGGATTCGTTGCTATTAGACTGTTGAATATGGTCGAACCCTGGAAAGCATTGGCAATGTCAGAACTTGCCTGATTCAGAAGATTCACAGACGTTTGTTGTCTTGGTGCTGCCGTTGCGGCTATTGGAGCCAGGGTAACTGTCGTGATAGGTCTAAAAACTTGATTTATTGACGGTACTGTTCCACCAGCAGGCAAAGCAAAACCAGTACCTTGCACTGGTGCAGTTACACCCTGGAAAGTCTTGGTAATGCGTGCAGCTACAAGTTGTGGGGTGGTATGACTTGTCAGTTCTTCCAAATAAGAATAACACATCTTGTTTCCAATCGTGTCTACTTTGATGTTCGTAACCATGGACAAAATCGAGTTTTCAAAAGAGCCGAAAGCATATTTTTTTGCATATGCAGAAAGCATTTCAAAGAACATGAGCATTTGTGTCGATGTGCCAAGGAAGTTGAATCGGGTTCTGTTTGTTTGATCGGAAAGAAGATAGTTGTTTACTCCTTGCGATTGCGCTGCTGTGTTGATCTTGTCTACCAAAGACACAAACTCTTGAAGAAGGTTGGTTGTATTATCCTGTTTTGTGGAAACAGTAGCCATCAGTGTTCTGGCAATAGAACCTCTTTGGACTTGAAGATTGTAAACTCCATTATTTGATGATTGGGTATTACCTGCGGTTGGTGGCTTTGAAAACTGCGAGGTCCCAAATTTCCCGGTAGTTGTAGTAGTCGCAATAGCTGTAAACCCAGGTCGTCTTTGTCCGAAGGGTCCAAGAGGACTAACATCACCAGGTTGTAATGGATTTGGTGTACGGGAGATGAGAGTATAAACCTTGCTCTCGATATCCGTTGCCAGTTTGTCCATATATGGACGAAGCTCTGAAAGTCCATTCCTCATATTAGGATTGTAACCACTCGAGACTCTGACAAAAGAAAGTGCGGTTAGACGTCCTAGTTCATCGGGCAATAGCTTGAAAATGGTTTTCTGGCTGGAAGAACCATTTGTACTCATACCTACGAGCATGGCAAACTGAAAGAGCATGTTTTTTAACGTATTATCCGTGTTTGCAAGCTTGAACAAAGCAAGAATGATTGCTTGATCTGCATTAACGGATTGAAAGTCTCTGAGTCCGTCAATGGCTGTCTTTACGCTGGTCATGAACGTATCGCTCATACGGACTGCGCCTAGAGAACTTTGACCAACGGTAATTTCAAACAAGTCCTCGATAACCTTACGAGCATTTAGAACCCGATTGTTGTAGTCGTTGACAAACTGAAGATAAGGTCCAGAGTTAAACGCAGGATTCTGAACGTTAGATATGTTTATGATGCTATCGACGAAATACGCACTTCCCGGCACATATACGGTTTTCTGGTCATCGGTGTCAACATACTTGCTTTCGAAAGGAAGAACCTGAGAATCCCCAGGTAAACTAAGATGCAAAATCGAGGCTAGAGAGTTATTTCCGGTTGCAGGTTCGAAAATAGTTCCTCCGATGCCACCAATGACGTTATCAAACGGATTTCCTTCGGGAACCGTTCCGTAAACATCTCGCAAGGTCTTTTGTGTTTCTGGTTTGCCCAAACCCTTGGACACACGAAACTCCTTAGAAAGAAGAATGGACAGAATCTTGATCCTGTCATCTGGATTCTCCGGGAGAGAACTGACGAAGCTGGTAAAAAACTGAGGTTCCGAGGCATTAATCCCAGCCGTGTTTTCTGAACGAAGACTTGCAATATTAAACGTAAACTGATCGGCATTCGTATAAGTCTTATCGATCACAACCGGATTGAAGTCGTTTATTCTGTCGCTATCCGTAAGATTAAGAAGCGAAACCGAATAGGACTCCATCATAGAACGAAAGTCGAAAAGAAGTTGAGACAAGACCTTCGTGTCAGCAAAGGCGTCGTATTTTTCCCGTGAATATTGCATCTTCCTTTCAAAGAACCTGTCAAGGGACAAGAAATCTCTTGTGTTGAACATGCTTACTGGAATAGTCTTGATATTGAGGGAGTTTCGGATTAGCTCCAAGGAAGCAATGGCATCACTGTAAAACTTAACTGAACGTTCTACTTGTTGTAGCATCTTTTCATAGTCACCACGAATGGCATCAAGTTCTTGTTTGATCTGAGCGTTTCCAGAAACCCGAGCATCAGCGCGCTCTATTGTCCGAATAAAACGAACCAAGGTTTCCTGGCGAAGTTGAAGTCCTCGATACTGAATGTCAAAAAAGTCACCGGCAGGAGTTGTCTCTAGACGTTCAAGACCTCCACGAGACAAAACTCGGGCTTTTTCCACCAAAGGAAGAAAGTCGATAACAGATAGAATCTCTGGACGAAAGGATGCAATGCCATTCTTGCTGATTTGTTGAAAAACGTCGTTTTTAACTTCGTAGTCTGCGACCGAAAGCTGGTCTTGGGAATATTCCAACGGCTTGATAGCTGCCCGAGGAGGAGGAAGTCCGAGAAGTGGGCGAACATTCTGTAAAAACGCTCGAGTTGGTGTCACATTTGGTAATGTGGCTAGAGTAGGCGTATGTGTTACTCCTTGAAGTGGACCCGTTGCAGCAGGAGAAACTCTCAGACCTCCGACGCCGGATCTGCCACCTGTTGAAGTCCCGGTAGTTGGGGCTGGAACGTTTACCGTTGCAGTTCCTCCCGAAAGAAACCTCTCCCTGTCTGCGGTTGTGGTGGATACAGCAGTTTGAGGCTGAACGTTCATAGTGCCAACGGAAACGGTTGATAATCCGCTAGACCGAAGGGGGATTCCACGTAAGGCGACCATACTGTTAAATAACCACTTGGTTCGTTTTCGTTGTCGAACCCTTGGAATAGTCAAAATATACAGGAGTTATCAGATATGTAATGGCTCCGCTTTCACCATTCGTAAGTTTGTCCAGCATTTGAAAATAACCCGTGCTACTGATATTGTGGGCTTTTCCAACGTTTTGCTGCATACCCAGAACGTCCATTCCAATCAGGAAATGATCAATCATCTGAGTGTTTCCCTGAACCCGCCATTGCAAATAAAGATAACCATTCTTTGCCTTGGAAACTTGAGCACTTTGGATGGTTGGCAGGGCTTTGCCCAAGGATAACGTCACGGTTTGTGTTCCAGCTAGTATTCCGAAGGTAAACGCTGTATTGGCGTGATTTCTGGCAATGGTCGCCGGAGTAACGAGATTTCCTTCTTCAAGAGTAACCGGATGCCGCCATTTCGCTGGTTTTAGGGAATAGGTAACAGAAGATCCTTCTCTGATGGGAACTTCCCTGGCTGACGTTGGAAATAGAGTTTCTGGATTCCGGAGATAGGCACGAACTTCGTATTTGTACTCATATCCTTCTTGGATAGGTTTCATCCCGTGGGCTGCTCCACAACGACGGTCTGAAAAAGAAAGAGAATCAACAACTCCACATGATTCTATCTCGGAAGTATTCATGTTGGTTCTAGTAATAACGAAACCAAACACCTTGTCTAGTTTTGCTTTATCTGCTAGTATTTCTTGATAAAACTCGCCAAAGATTCCCTGTTGACTCAAATAGTCTCGAATAGTTTCCGCGTCATCCTTGATAAGAGAATATTCGATGGTAAATGTTGCATCAAAACCGCTTCCTTGTTTGGTAATCTTGGGATCGACAAGTTCCATGGCTATGATGTTTGTCTCAATGGGTTCAAACTCCTGTATAACAGAAGTCCCAGAGAATTCTTCAGAACCATCCTTGTAAATCAGTATAACCGCATATTCGTATACGTGGTTCTTCTTTACGGTCGTATCTTCGATGAAGATAGAACCATTTGAAAGACCTTCTAGAAGTACCTTGTCAGAAACCTGAGTGAAATTCTGTTCCTTCAGCGTCTTGTCTCTCCGAACAAGTTTTAGAACAATCGGATCTGGTGGGACGCTGATAATTTGAACGTCTATCGAACTATTCTTCACTAGACAGTTGAATGAAACAGCCGATTGGCGACGAAAGACCTTTCCACGAAGGAGAAGGTCTGGTTTTTCAAATGAAGTAACCAGACTGGCAAAGTTAGAAGCCAGAACCTCATCACGATTGAATGGAATAAAGCGATAAATAATAGGATTTAGACTGGCGATAGGATCTTCGAACCGTCGTGAACCATCAGAAGGACGTAAGTCTATTCTTCCTGCCAAGGAATAGGTGGCATCAACAGACAGAACTCCTGGGTTTAGTTCTTTCCTATAGACATTAACGCCAAAAGCATTCTCATCCTTTTGTTTCAGGTGAAAGATGACCTTTCCTGGTTTGCTGATTGCTGCTTGTTCAACTTCTGGGGATTCGGTGACAAGATTTAGCTGGGTTAGGTTTATTGCATGTTCCACTAAAACACTTCGAACCTCCAGAACCTCGCCTTTGCTACCAAGAACTTCAAAAACCAGATAGAATTCAGAAGAAGTCAGAGCAGGAGCAGGAATCTTAAGCGTTTCTGTCATCAAAATAGACGATACGGTTCTTGTAACGACAACCGGAAGCATATCCTGCGAGGATAGCTCAATCTGACTGGTCAACATATTCGGAGTAGTAGCCGCTTCTACCAAAGTCCTTGCCGCAGGTGTTTGTTGAATTGCCCGGAGGGTTGTAGCTGGTCTTGCTGGCTTTACTCCAGAAAAAGTCCTTTTGGCAGAAATAACGGTATTTGACCTTTGTCCTGCTACGCTCGCAGGGTCAATCCTATGAACGTTTAACAAAGTATTGGCAGCTCTTTGGAAAGTTCTCCCAGCAGAAACTCTAGGAACGTCATTAGCGATCCCTGGAGCCATTCTGGCGAGGTTTGTCTCCAGAACCGGGGCATTGACGTTCTGTTGCAACAACGCGCTCACGGCGATTGTATTGACTTCCCGGATAGCCCTGATCGGGGTACTAGAAGCCGTTGGAGCCCGAGCAATAGTACGAATCAGGTCATTTGGAATCCTAGAGCTAATATCTGACAGAATAGACAGGAGATATTCCTGAACCTGACTTCTCATGGCATCCTTCTGTCTGGGAGACTTTACCAGGAGATTTGCAGTAAAAACCGAGGGATTTTGGGGGCCGATGGCAAAGACAGGTACTACCTGACGAACATACGGACTTCTAGAAACGTTGATCCTGACGGTAATAGCCTTTTCCCGAAGACACTTTACCGGATCAGCCTCGTAGCTTATTTTGTATTCATAGAAACCATCATTTGTTAGACGTTGAAGGATTGCTACGTCTCCTCCTGAGAGTGTAATCAATCCTGTCGGACGTTTTATCGTTACTATAGCCATATGTCATGTCCAAACAAGTGTAAACAGGTTTACGAAGGTTGTTGTTCCCTTGGAATCTGTAAATACCTTACCTGCAAAGAACACATGCCGAGATGCTGAACCATCCGTCCCGCCAGGAAACAAACCAAAGTCAATGACATCCAACTTTACCAAAGAACCGTTCGATAACTCAAAAAACTGGGCAAATATGTTGTTTGCCCTGGAAGTTTCTGTAAAGAAGATAGTTTGCTTATATCCGTGGCTATCAGACCAATCTAACTCAGATTGTAACTCCTGAAAGTTCAGGATAGGTGACTGATTAATATCCACATATAACCCAAGAGACTGTTTGGTAGAAGAACCTATTCTGGCTCTGTTGACTGGTGGTAGAAACTTGAAGTTTGGAAGATGACTTAGTTTCTTATCTTGAAACAGACTTTCTGCTTGGTCAACAGAGATAGTTTGGATGGAAGATGGTGTAGGAAGTCTATCTGGACTAATGGTAAACGGTGCAGTATTTGGACCAATCAGAAATTGGTCATATCTGTCATCTATTGGATCAGGACTAGACAATAACCGTAGTTTCCGAAAGTTGTTTATGGAAGAACTGAGTAAGGTCCCAGCCATGGAGTTAAACTGCGAACCAGTCACGGGTAACTGTTCTGCCCGTGTGGAACCTGTCAGAATCTGTCCTTGGCGCATGATGACCAGTTCCGAGGCTTGACCAGGAAACACGCCAAAGAGCTTCCCAGAGTCATCTGCCTCTAGGGTTACTTGGTCTTGCGGATAGGAGCCAGCTTCGAAGGTAAGTCTGTCGGAAACGTCAGAACCACCAGAAATGATGGTATCTAGCTGATAGATGGCTCCAGCATCAGAAAATGAGATATATTCTGCCCGAAGTTTCCCTTGTGCCATCTGACTACGACCTTGACGAGTCAAGATAGTATCCATGATTCTTGATTTTTGGTCGATTAGGCCCATTAGTTTAGTTAGTCAACCGGGTCCATATCAGCAAATGGTTGTCCAGACTTGTATTCTAGATCCCAGATACCAGAGTCCCTTGGGTTATAGGTTGGATTGGTAGCAGTTACATAATCCAGGGATTGACTGTAGATAACTGAACCAGTCAGAAACACAAACTTTACTGGACCATCTGTTCCTATTTTGCCATCTGTGGCTTCTCTCATCTTAGAAAATGGTCGTTGTTCAAGCATATCTCTGAGTTGTCCGAAGCGCCCGATTCTCCAAACACAGGAAGAATGCTCAGGTTCGGAAGACTTTAAACCATAACGATAGCCTCTGGGACTTACCCAATGACTATACATAAGATCATCATCACCAAATCCCTCGGCGGCGAGCGCCGGGTCTACTTTAGGAAATCCTCGAAACTCTTGTCCGTCTGGAAAATCTCCACCCGTGTAGCCGTTAAACACTCCATCGCCAAATCCAAAGTAAAAAGTTGTAAACTCTCTTGACATAAGTGAAGCTATCTTAAAATTAGTCAAGAACACAAATGGCCATATTTCACCTGGACGCTTTAACGAACCGAACAATTCGAGCGACGCCGGCCCGCCATGATTTCCAGAAACAACTACAGAAATGCCCGTTACAAGGTTAGAAGACGAAGGTGGTGACATAACCGACAGGACCCCGCCGAAATCGATGAATTCTGATATGGTATAAGACTTGGGCAAAATTCCATTGAAGAAGAATAATCTTTCAATATTTTTATATCTACTTTGCATTGGAAATGAAGGACCCCATTTGGTGTCCACAAAGCTAGCCGTTACTCCAGGAAAAACAGAGGCCGAAACACTTGGGTAGGTTAGAAAGCGCAATCGAATATCAACCTGACCGGAACGTAGTGCGACATTAGACACTGGTCTCATGCCGTAAAACGAACCAGAATGCTCGTTCGCAAATTCGTCTGCCGCAACATTTAAACCCCCTCCAACGAGGCTCGCGCCGGACGCCAGATGAATCTCTACGGGATTTGGAATAAAAGAATCAAAAAAATACTCAGAATCTGAAAGGAAACGTTGAAACCTTTGTGGACGTCCCAAGAAACTTCCTGTAACGTATCCACTAACAAGCCATCCAGGCATCCAGGCATTATTCATATAGTGTGTTGGGTTTCGTCCAATCTTCGAAGAAATAAGTCTTCTAGAGTTGAAAGAACCAGAGATCCCAAGTGGAGTATAGCCGAGATCAAGAGTTCGTCCGGTAGCGAACATCTCACCAAAGACAACAGTATCCGTATACGACCCTGTATAGGATACCATTGGTTCAACTTCAAACTGATCAGCTATTCCACTCATTCTCCAATAACCCTTCTCACCGAAATACAACTTGGATCTGTGTCCTGAATCTCCGTGGATTCTTTACCTTCTTCAAGAAAAGAACCATAAATAACCAGTTTGTTGATGCCTTTTGAAGAAAAAGTCATACTCATTCCTGGTTGCCCAGTTGTATTTGTGTCAACAAGCATTACACCATCTGTTGTTCCAACCGAACCAGAACTCCAAGGATGTCCGGTTGGAGTTGGCAGTTGCCAACCTAAAATAAGGTTATCCGACGGATGTAACAAATAAGGAGATGGATATTCATAAATATTTCCAACATCAACTGAACTTGTTCGAGGAGTATGTCCAGTAGAAAGCCAGCCGTGGGTGCTCTCTTGCATTCTTGATACAATCGTTGGTTGGATTATTGGATTATTCCAACTTCTTTCTGAAATGTCGGCGTTTATTCTTCGGCTGGTTGTAATCCAAGACTCTATCCACTGAATAGTCCTTCCTTCGTCGCCCGCAGTTCCATCAAAAGTTTCAGCCAAATAGTTAGAAACTCCTGTAAATGGAACGGGAGTTTTAACCGCACCAGATATAACAAATTGTTGACTTGCGGTAACTACACCAAGATGTATGTTTGTTGCCGAAGAAGAAATGAAGAACTCTCTTTTTAACGGAGTAAAATCAACCGTAGTAGTAAAGGCACCATTTATGGTGGATACCTGCATCCAGGTAACTAAATCTCTTGCCTTTGCAAGTCCCAATGATTGTGTTGTCGCAACGTGCCCGCGAGGCGGAGAAATCGAACCAGAATAATATCGAAAAGAAAAAGCCCTATTTTCTTGCTGAAAGTCTCTTTGGTTAAGAATAAAGAAAGTCCATACAGAAAAGGCAGTTTCTTGCGGATTTCTTTGACTGGACCATCCCGGATCAAAACTAAGAGACGCACTACAGTACAATACAATTTTCTCTGCCAGAAATGGCTTTGAAATATATTTTGACATTGCAATGGTGTTAGGCGTTGGCAACTCAAATTTCTTGTGATCAGGAAATCCAAAGTTTGAAATCGGACGACCCATCATAACCATGGCTCCTGTCAAATAACTTTGGAAGCTATTCAAAACGCCTACAGGAGAGGCAGACCCACCGAATCCTATGGGCAAGTTATCAAACATATGGAATGCGCCGCTTATGGCATTTCCCTGTGTGAAACTTTCTGTAAAGGCACTCCAAGGTCTTACTATCCATCCATTATGAGCTTCTAGATTTTGCCATCTCTTGGAAGAGTTGTTCCAAAAACCAGCCATATCTGTTTTCAACCCACTTTGACCATTCAATCCTGGCCAGTTTTTAGTTGAAATCACATCTGCGTCAATGTTTGGAGTTAAGTCAATTTCAATCTTTACTTTAGACCAAACAGGCTGATACAATTCTTCACCAATATTTCCTGCGCTACTTCCAGTAGCATAAAATTCTACATTTGAACCTTTGCCATCTGCTGCTGCGTTTCCAAAGTCAAAATATGGACGAAATGATGAAATTTCTTGTCGTCTCTTAAAAGCAAGTCCATCTGCTATTCCCTTTACGGCATTTCCAGAAACATAGAAGCTTGAAGTGATGATTTGATTAGAACTAGTAATCCAGTTAGAACCAGACATCACGCCGATACCAGGTTCTAGATTCTGTCTCTGAAACAAGATTGTGTCAGTGTCGGCAAAGTAAGACTTGTAGCTAGCTGTTAAATCGATTCCGACAGGAGCAATGGCTGGAAGATTTCCAGGTATCATTCCTGCATAAGAATCAGCATCCTGTAGCTGCACCTTGGGTGGCAACAGTCTCATCCTTGTCTTTTTTTCTCTTCTGGACACTTCGTTCAGCTTCCTCTTAACCAACCATTATGCGTAATTGAATCTGTTCCATAACGACTTTGTTGTGGTCCATATCCATCATAACCAGCAGTAGCCGATTTTTGTGCATATGTCTCACGAATATCCTCATCAAGCTCTATACTCAGTGCTTTTAGTCGTCCAATAAACACAGAACTTCCAGAATCCAGAGAAGCTGTGATCTGTGCTACAATCAACTCATCATCCTGGTCATTGAATGCCTTGAGATTCCTGACAAGAACTGGAATCTGTCCCTCTCGACCAATCGAACTGGTGATAGAAGAACCAATATAACCTTGTCCGGCATCCAAGAAATATCTGGGATTCAGTGGACTGCCATATTCGATAAACTGTAAAATTCTGGTTGTACCCTGCCGTGGGTCATCCAGGGCTACATTTCCATCTTCAAGGGAACCATGGATTTGCCTTGGCGGGTTTGGACCATCAAGAAATTCTCTACGAAGAGGAATGGTAAGAGGTTCCAAGATTGCCTCTTCCTCTTCCATTGGGCCGTCATTGAAATAAAGAGTATCAAAAGTGCCGAGATTTCGAAGATATACTGCTGGATCAAATCCGCCTTGGTTGATAGAGTTAACCGTGTCATCAAAGGAACCAGTTTTCTCATATTCTGTCCATGACCTAGCCTGACCATAGGTTACTACCGAAATAGCATGATCTAGATTACCTGCCCAAATCTTGGGGATGGAACTCAGATAGAGGTGTTTGGCGGTTCGGATTTCAACACCTTGACGAAAGGCATCGATAGCAGAAGTATCATATCCAGAACCAGACTGTTCTAGAATAGCAGCAACAAGACTCTGACGATGGTCATCTGAATCGTTATATGGTGTAAAGTCACCACCCACTACTCCTTCTGTTTCTGAATCGTAAATCATCGTCGCCCCTAGTACCTTCTAAACGCACCACCATCTTGAAAAAGTCTAAGAAATATCGTGTCTTTCATGGCATTTCTGTTGTTTTCTCCTAGATAAATATCCGGAGTCTGGTATTCTACTTTGTTCCGCTCGAGCATATGACTTTCAAGGACATAGTTGGTACCAAGGAACTTGGTCTTCCGTGGAAGCAGTTGTGCAATGAACGTTCCGATATTCGTATCAAACCACTTGAAGAACTCAAAAAACAATCTCAGGTTCATTTTCTTGGTCAGACGTTGAAAGTAGACCTTTCTCAGAATCTCTAATCCGGGATAATCAGACGAATAGAGAAGCTCTGGATTTCCAAGGACATTTTCTAGTTCGTCCAGTGTTGCGAAGATTCCAACTATGTCTTGATCCAGGGCATCTACCACGCTAAAGTCGATACTAAACCTTGTAGAGTCGGTAGGAGTTTCAGACCTTGGAAGATCATAAACTGGTGCTACCTGAGACCATGGAGCCTTAACAACATTCGAATAATCCTCAAAACCACGCACACGTATCTTGTTGGTTGTAGCAGCTTCGTCAAACTTTGGCGAAATATAGCTAAAATAGAATCGTTCTGGCGTAACTACACTGGAAGTTGCCAAGAACAGAGTTCCAGAGAAATGTAGTTGATTCTGAGAGAAGTCAAACAACTGGATAACTCCGGATGCGTTTGATTGAGTAGTGATCTGGTCTGTAGAGACATCAACTCGAAGCTTTTCCCAGGATCCAGACTCGTTAGTGACAAAGTTGAAGTTTACGTCAGGATTTTGGACACCGAGGGATTTGTAGTTTCTGACGTGTTCTGGATATTCATCTTCTGTGAGGTATTTAGACCAGAAACGCATCTGAGCCACTTTTCCATCAAAGAAAGTGGTTCTTGCTTCTTCTGGGGATTCTGCCGTATAATTTAATGCCAGAGACGTTAAGCTACTAACGCTTTGAGAACCAACGGCAATATATGACCCAGATGCATTTGAGGTCGCATTCCGAATACTCCAGACTGCGTTGCCAGAACCAGAAAATTCATTAAAGAAACTGGATGTTGCATAGGACTCAAGGATGTCTCCATAACCTTGTCTAGCTGCTCTCAAGAAGTACGAGGCAGAAACAAGAGAATCCATATCCACAGCATCATTTCTTCTCCGACCACAGGAGATATACCATTGATTTCCATCAAAGATATCAGCACCAGAAAGCACAAGGGACAGTGCTGTAGGTCCAGCGGAAATGTTTGATGGTCGTGTATGAAGAGTAATTCGACTAGTACCGGAAACTGCCACAACGTTTAAAGGTAAAAGTGGAGCCGCAAACGAACCTGAAGTTTGCATTCGTACAAGACTCTGGGAAGGATGTGCCGGAACTCCAGTCGAGAACTTATATATTCCTTCATAAGTCCAAGACCCGGAAGTAACGTATCCATCTGCGTTGAGAGCGCCGGCAGCTCCAGCATATGGCCAACCTGGCTCTACCTTGGATGCAGACAGATATGGACTTTGAATCAAGCCACCAGATACGAAATCGAGCATGGTTGCAATCTCAAACCGATTGTCTCTTACCCACTCAAGATTCTTCTTGGTTGGTCCACCATATTCCCTGATTCTAAAGTTGTTATCTGGGTCTACGCCGACAGCCCTGATGAAATACTTGATACTATCCAGCGTTCCCTTTGACCTGGTAATCTCTCTAAGATTAACCAGGATTCTTCTCCAGATTTGATTTTGGATATATTGAAGAGAAAGCGAGTTTGTGCTTATGTTATTTCCGACATTCTCTGCACTCAAGAACTGAGCCGCCGAAGCTCCAACAAACAAAGGAGGAAGGTCTATTCCCTGAGAACGCGCAAGTTGAAGCAAGAACTGATCTGGAACGGTATCCTTGGAGTCATAGTCAACAAAGTTGATATCCGAGAATGCCTGGGTAAACAGTTTCATCTCATCAAAGAACTGTGCCCAAGTATAGAGGATAAGCAGGAATGCTTGGGTGCCTCCAAGCTTGGCAGACCTTGGATCTGTGCCTGTGCTCAGTTCTTCAATAATCTGACCCTGAACAGTATCAAAGCCTTCTTCTGCCTGACCTTCGGAAAGGTAGTGCTTAGGGATTTGCTTGGTGATTAAACTTGGATTACCAAGATCATAGATACTTGCGCTGGTAAGCAGTAATGACTGAAACTCCTGAACATCCTCGTGTTGCGGAAACAGAACAGGTGAAAAGCTATATTTCTGATAAACCATTGGATCTGCGCCTGCAATAGATCCAGTTGCTCTTTCACGAACGCCCAAGGTAAGACCTTCGGAGGATATCCTTCCGTGTAAGCTGTTTGCTGAATGGTCGATAACCAAAGCACTGTTACTTCCTGATGGTTCATCTAGTCTAAAGTAGAGTTTTAGACTGCCTGTGGCGAATATAGCCTTTTGCTTGCTCTCAAGAAGGTCTCCGACCGACCTGATAGAATGCCAAAGCCTAAACTCATCCAGAGCGCCGGAAAGGGTAGTTACAGGAACGAACAGGGTTGTAACCGCAGAACCAGAACCGATATAGGCATTTGAACCAGATTCAACAAGAGTCTGGAACTCAACTTGTCCCGAAGACGAAACAGCAAAAACTCCATCGACATATCCACGAATAGTGTAGATGCCAGGAGTCCTATCCCAGACGAAAGCCACATGCTGCCATTGACCCTTGGTTACTCCAACCGTAACAGTATCATACACCGTTCCAGATAGAGCATAAAAACTCATTGAAGCATAAGTCGTTGCCGCCGATTGAGATAAACCAATAAAAATGCCGTTTTTTACAGTTCCTTGTTCCGTATGTTTGTCATAGACAACCGCGTTGCTATTAGCCTCGGTTGGCAAATAAACATAAAACTCAACAGTCATTGAGTCATCATAAGGAGCGAGAACACCAACACCTGTTGTTAGACGCGAAACGGTCTGGTATGCAGCGCCAGCAGAGTCACGAATGGTGATATACGTTCCACCAGTCGTCTGACTTCCCCTGGTGCCAGAAAAGAAGAGATATCCCTTGTATTTCGGATATTGGTCATACGTCCATTTTTCAAATCCAGACAAGCCGTCGAAGAAAACCTCAGTTTCCTTGTTGGTTCCATCGAAGGGGAAACGGTTGAATACTTTATCGAAAGCTACGTTGGTCTTTACCTGAGCAGAGTTAAAGAAACAATGATTTTCAAACGAGGACCAATCAACGTTCAGTTGTTGGGTGGATTTGAGTCCTTGACCCGGAAGGGAGTATTTGAAAGAAGAGGAAGATTCAATATTCGTATCGGTGTTAGTAGAGCCATTTACACGAACAAACTGGTTAAAGCCAGAAGCAGGATCGGCGATAAGTCTATTCACCGTCGGAGTAAACAAGCTGGGCTTGTTTGCAGCTAGATTTTGTAGACTTGTTTTTGCCATTGGTCGCCAGAAAAGTGAGAGTTATTTGTCAAGGCGTGACCTTGAAAACGAACCCCTTGTCCTTTACATAGTAATCCTTTCCAATTTCCGTGATCTTGAGTTCAATCTCATAAACCTCGTTAACAGACAGGTCTGTCGTGTAAAGATCAAAATACATACCGAATCCATCAGAGGACAATCGAGTTCCTGAGTCATTGAATGGAATTACAACATCCTTGTTATGAGCCTTTACCAAGCGCCACCTCATGCTCGGCACGATGGCAGACCGTGTGTCAACCGGGAACTTATAGGCAACCATTTCCGTGTTATAATCCTGAATAAACACTCTGAGTCTAGCAATTTCTCCACGAAGGTAGTTCTGTTTCAGGTTGGTGATGTTGATAACCCAGTTCTTTTCCTGAACGTTGTTTGTGTTTCCCTGTCCTTTGTGGAAAATCACATATTCCTGGGCATAGGTTACGTTTCGATCCAAACTCTTCCAACTAGCCAGGAACTTGATCTCGTTTGTTCCAGACAAATATGCTCCAAATCCAGAATCAGTCACCGAGTTCAAGTTGACACTTGCTGAGTAAATCCCGGTTTGAGCAAATCCATTCAGAATCAACTGAGACCCGGAAAAAGAACGGGTAAGATATGCAATCGAACTTGTTTTATGGGTAATCGAAGATGAATGGGAAAGACTGAAACTTGAAGTATAGAAAGAAAAGCTCTTGCTGGTAATCAACTCATAAAACAAAGAGTTCGAACCAGTGATGGAAGTGCTTCCAGACAGGTAGTTCGCATAAGAACCGTTCTGAATGTTATAACTGAAGATATCCTGGGCACCAATGTTAAACTTTGGATTACCGGAATAATCAACCAGATGGTCATCATATGTGACAACAAGGCGCGGACGCAGAGTGGTATCCAGAGTGTGTCTGGAACCAAATCTCTTTACAAACCTTGTGGTAGTATCGGCTTCTTCTGCTGGAACAAAGGAAATACGGAAACCGTAGTTTGGAATCTGTCCTGCAACAGAAGCTGAAACAAGAGTGGTAACATCCATTAGCAGGTCTTCATCGCCCCTGGAGAACAACTGAGTAACCGTAAGGTCTTGTAGACCAGAACCAAGGTTTCCAGAAGCAAAGGCATCCAGTCCTACTGCTCCAAGCGTACCAATGTTATTTGCCCCTGAAAGTGACCAAGTTACTACGGTTCCTCCTGCAATCGAAGCAGTTAAGAAGTTGCTGCTATCTCTGTCTCGATATGCCAAAACATCAAATCCACGTCCTTCATCCCAAGACTTAGAGAGAGGAATCAGACGCAATGAAAAGTTAGAAGGAACCGTCTGTCCTCCATAGATGTCTTTTAGACTGACATATGCCTTAAATGTGGAATTTCCGATATTCAGAAAGGAAGAAGTAAGAGCGGTTAGTTCTGAATAGTCAAACTGAACAAGAAGTCTGGAAAGCTCATTTACGCTTCCAGTACCGGATAGTTTGGTTTCGTTCCAGAGACGAAACACATCTAGAGTTCCTGCTTGTCCAACGTTGGCATTCAAGGAACGAGAGGCCCCGATCACTTTATCCGTCAGATATGTATCTTTTGAAGCTGATAGAAGTCTATACATAAATCACAAACTTGCTCCAGAAATATCTGCGTCTTTAAACCGAAGCTCAAAAATAGCTCCAACAGGCGGGAACACGATTCCCCTGTAGGTATTTGCCGGAATATCAAACTGTTCTCCGGAATAGACTCTTTCTCCAACATTGCCTGTCATGTTCTTGACTTCTACAGATTGAACCGAGATAACTCCATCATTGTTGAAGATGATATTCTGAAGGTCAGCAAGAATGATAGGTTGGTCAATATCAAAGTTCTTGATATCAAAGTATTTCTTAAGTCGTGAGATTACGTTCTTTAGAACCAAACTCCTGTTCATCGTCGGATCCACGACAATCTGGAAATCTAGCTTGATGTTGATTACACGAGCATCGAGAATGTCGATAGAATCAGACACCATACGATAGGCATTCAGATACGTTGCTAGATTCTTCTTCAGACTATCCGGAGAAACAATAAGTTGGCTTTGCTGATTTCTCGAGATAATGTAAAGTCTGGAAGCAAGAGGGTTGTTCGGGTCATTAGCAACCGAAACCCTGAATACCCGACCAAAGTTAGAAGGCATCGTATAGACCCGAGCCAGAACGTCTGGTCTACTAACGATACGTCCCTGAGATGCCTTAAAGGCTGGAATACGGCTTTTTAGTTCATCTGTTGTAGGAGGTTCTTCTCCTCCCGCAGCGGAGAGCTTATTCGTACAGTCAATGGAGTTTCTCACGAACTGAGCAGTACCTGGTGATGGACTTCTTGGGAAAGATATGACGAGACTACTGATATTCCTGACGGTCTTGGGTTCTGCGTTATGACGCAGACCGCCGCCATGACGATACTCTATCGATAAGGTTGTATTTGGCGTTAAAACTCCAAGAGTTGTGGTTTGAAGCAAGTTACCTGGGTTGATGGCAAACTTCGAAAATACTTTCTTCCCATACAAAGGTACGGCAAACTCGGATGGATCCGGAACAATGTCATCATTCAAAGTTTCTGCCGAGCCACCTCCGAAAGTCAATGTGGTCAGACGAGAAGCCAGTTGTCCTTCTTTCGTAAACCGATAAGGAGCAGGAATTGGAACAATGTTCTCTTTAACCAAGTATCCATCATAGTTTCGGTTAATCCTAGCTTTGAAAACCGTATCCTCTGTTAAAGCACCAACTTCATAATATTCATTTCCAGAAGTGTCCTTGACCTTGACGATCTCCGTGACATTTTCTTTAGAAAGAGTGATTTTCTTGAATGCTTCAAATCCGTTCACCTGGAAAGACTCAACTGCACGGAATCCTGAGATACAATCACCTTCTCTGGCAACGATAAACGTAGTTGGAAGGTTATTGGCGTCAACCGTAAGAATGTTCACAGAAGCCAACAGATTTCCCGCGTTGTCTTCTTCGGCAAAGTCAACATCGTCTGTCAGTTCAAATTCTGTGCCATTTGAACCTTTGGCTGTTGTTCCTGCATGAAGCACTGGAAGTGCGGCATTTGCCGGACCGATAGTGTTTCCGGATCCAGAAGCAGGAATCTGAAAATAGAAGGTTTCGGTTACAACAGCCGGAGAAGAACCAACGATAGGAACGCCAGCAGACTTTAGATGACGTTCGATATTGTCTGTTTCTTCGGCAGTTTCTGGGAAATTCTCCTGGAACTGATGGTCAAGATAGAAGCTTTGAACGTCACCTATATAAGCAGCCATATCCATCAACAAACCAGGCAAACCAGCATCGGAGAAGTCTTTTACTCGGTCCGGAAAGTAGATCCTGGCATATTCAAGCAAATCTGCACGAAAAGAGTCGAAATCCCGGTTGAGATATTTGCGTTCTCTGATAGTTTGAAGTAGGTGTTTTTTGCTATCTGTAGTCATTGGTGCTAATGTTCAAAGAACGTATAAGTTTACTTCAAACGACCTTTCTTTGACATT